TTACAATACTGTAAAAGTAACAGTAGAAGAATACGGTACAGCTGATGAACTGCCCGACGATGGTGTTGTACCAGTGAGGTTAACGTTTAACCAAACCTGTTCACTGCCAGTAGATGTCACAATACCCACACAATACAAAGTGCAAATAGCATTACCCGTCGCAACCTCTTGGTTGGACTCTTCTGTAGCTAAAGATGCATAGGTAGTTGTGCTCATGGTGAGAAACGCAGTCAGAGTCACACTATTACAAGCGCATTCGACTGCTGCTTCCACTCGCCATACACCTTTGGGTAAAGTCCATTTACCATTGTTATTCGCTAAATAAGCAGTGTTCAAACCATAAGAATCAATTGTCACCGTATTGGAACTAAAAGCGGTGGACGTCCCAATGACATAAGTGTCAGGGACCCAATTGGTCATAACAGTTGTCACACCAGTAGAATAATTTTGAACTGGCGTCTGGACAAACATAGAACAGTTGCTTGGACTAACCAAGGCTGGTTCCAACAGCGGTGTACGAAACTCGATGTCATAAGTCAGTATCAATTTACCGCAAGAGTTTGTATTAGTACAATTCTCAAACGCAATAAAAAACTGCCCAGCATCAAAAGTTTTCAGATCACCGGCGACAAATCCATCTCGGACATATTTCCAACCTCCGAATGGGAACATTTGTGACACATCGGCCTGTACCGAATGCTTAGTCCACAAAGGCCCAGAACGAGACCCAATCTTATCCATGGCTTGATACGAATTCGTAGGTAAGGCATATTGAGGATTGTACTCAAACCCCATAACCACATCTCCAATTGCCGAGGTTGCATTAACCGGCTCATAATCGTAGCGCACCAAATGCGCATACCATTGCTCATACAACGGTGCATACTTTTGTAACCATGCGGCGAATCCAGAATTTCCTGGTTGAATATTTGCACTATAGGCAATATTAAAACTTCCATCAGAATGGCCAGAAAGTACAGCCTGCACTTGTTCCTGGAACTTGATTCGGATACCGCCAGACTTGTTCTTCGTCTGCTGAGGCGCTTTCGTGATATGGGTATAACCCAACGCAACTTGCGCCGACTCAGAACTATCTTTCTTTTGCGGTTTCTTAGATTGTTTCTCTTTCCTCGTTTTAGGTTTAGCAACATCCTTAACAACTTGATTTGCTTTCGCAATACTCTTATTAATACCCATTTCAATGAGTTTTTCAATACCCATCGTAGCAGCGGATAATAATAACGGATTTTTCTTCTTTTTTGTCATTTTCTTTTTATTTTTCTGTATCCCAAGGAAAAAACCCGGCAAGAGGGAAGCCGGGACCAACGTCGACTCTTCCACGTCGACTGAGTCTGACAACGGGGCGTCACCCCCATAGTCGACATCTGCAAGCTTGTCGCATAAACTGTGACAAATTAAGACTGGCAATTTTACAACCTGCCTACAAAGATCTGAGAAAGTTCTAATTTCCGACATCGTTATCCCATAACGAGCTTCAATTTGCAAACAAACTTTTTCATAATCAACATCAAACACACAGGCTAATTTAACCTGATCTTCACCAACAAAAACATCAGAAGCTTCATCCATTGAAAGTCGTTCTAACATTTTCAGGAAGTCACCCAATATAGGGTAATTATTTGGAATATTTGAGTAGGTACGAGCCATGGCGTAAGCACAACGTCTATACGCCACGTCCCAGTCTTCGCTATGAACACACTTGCGTGGATCGCTCATAACTTTGCCTATTTTTATTATTGCTGAAGGTAAAGGAACCCATAAAAAATCGGCGCAATCAGATCTCGGGACCCACCAACCTTTCAAAAAAGTGATGTCCTCGATGGCGCCTTTCTTAACTTTAGCCTTAAAACCTATTTCTGTGCAAGCAGAAGTAAAACTGATCATGGGATCATCGCGCAACCGCAAAAACCAATAAAAATGGGCTAACACATTATTTGTGCTATTCACGGTAGTCGTACCCGCGAACCCGGTCGCCATAAAGACGCCAGGAGACCCATTAATAACAAGATTGGCTTTAGCTGCCACATAGTCAGTTTCCATCATTTTCTTCTGTTCTTCAATAAAATCTAAGGGTGCACCGAGATCATGTAACCAAGTAGGCATGCCCACATGTAGGGCAGCTTTAGCTTGGCAACTTTCAAATTGAGAGAAATCCGACTCCTGCCAGACACCGTCAATTTTACAAATTGCGTCATCACCAGAGACGACGACAATGACCTCATCACCACACGAATTCATCATATCACTCAATTGGCTTTGGGTATAACCCGCGGCATAAAAGACCCTAATAACCCTACCACAAAACGAATAATCAGTGCCATTCCAACATTGATGCAAAAAATGGGTGACAGCACGCCACACCACCGTACCACGTGAATGGTAAACAGCATCAAAATTAATTATAGCCCTAGGTTTAATCGAAAAAACGCCACCTAAATCTTTATCACCGGGAAGAGTCTCATTCCATTTGACATTGACTTTTTTGGTCAAATTGTCAACACGACCTTCTTGATCGGCTCTCCCAGCATTTTCGATTCTACGTCCTTTCGCACCCATCAGATCACACGCTTGTTTAAGCGTCATCATTTCATCAATTGTGTTGTCCAATAACACATCTTGATCATGAATCTCCTTCATCAATTTTTCCCAATTTTTGAGTATCACATCCTCTGGCAATTCAAAAGGATTATTGTGTACTCTGGTAACACAAGCCACCAGCAAATTTTTCGCACTATTCGCCGGTTGTAGCAATAACCTCTGGGTTACAGCTACTGGCCACATTTTGTTGTTTGAACTGGAGTCAGCCAGTTCTAATGCTTCATTAACAGACACTTGACGTCCGTCAATTTTAACAGATATGGTACCACGACCTATTTCGGGTAAACTATTCACGTTTGAATTAAAAGGTTTCAAGTCGCAACCCTTGGGTATCGTTGCAACAAAATCACTCCCATACACATCATAAGCACGCATATTTAATTCACGTATTCGTTCAAACCCCGTCCAGATCATCGAAAGACTTTTTTGCCGAGCTACTCTAATCAAGGCATTAAAAGTGA